ATAAACCATAGTGTTTCTGTTAATATTCTGTGGAATTGGGTCATTTGGTCCTGTCGGTCCAGGAAAACAACCACTCGACCCCCCATACTCTTTACAAGATCTTCCAAAACAATTGTTTTCGTTTTCCTCGCCAGGACACGCATTAAATTTATATTCTGCTACTTCTGTCCCCCAATTATCTATAAATTTAGATTTCAACAGATGATAAAAATCATATTCAGCCAACACACCACTTATGGCGGGTTGGGGTCCAGAATAAACATAGTATCTTGGGTCGTGGCTCCTCAAGTAGTCATCGTCATCATGATACATTCTTTCTTCAACTCTACTTTCCAATAACGGAAACACGGATTCGTTAGAATTCGACTCAAGTGCATATGATTCGCTCAGATAAGCACAGTCTGTATCAACACAAGCAGACCCTTCTTTAAATTTTCCTCCAGCAGACACACATTCGTTTCTTGTTATATAATCACATTCCCATTCTTTCTCACTGGATTCCCACACACAACATGATCCAACCGAAGGAGCATAACAATAAACTTGCTCATATGATGTTTCATCATTCCAAGAATTCCAACGATCACCCACATAATAGTAATAAGTGCTCGGTATACCAATATCAGAAACAAAAATTATATTATCGGGATATGGGTTAATTTCCCCATTAGCCAATATTTGTGGACCAAACCTGGATATTATTGCATCATAAACTTCGTCTACAGCATCTGATATTGTTTTTATTTGTGTGTTTGGTTCATAGTTACTTGGAAGGGTTGAACACACATCATGGTTTGTTGTGCCTACTCGAAGAAACGGCAAATCATAACAATTTGGTGGATCATAAGCACACCCTCCGTTAAATTCCGGAAAAAAAGGATCTGCAAGTTCTGTTACCGTATCTAAAAAGTTATTCAACTCTGAACAAGGCTCTTCGTCGGGTTCACACGGCAGAGGGTCGAATATAGCATTCGGAGCCTTTGGCGACGAACAGGCCCGGACACAATTTTCTTCAAGAGCACCTCGTTCTGGGTGCAGTTCAGCATATTTGATCACATCGGGCCTCATGTGTATATCTTTATTAGCAACTGCCACATCGACATCCCACAACAACCACTGAAAATCCACTAAGTATTCTAAACCAACGCGAACCAGCCCTGTTTCTTGGTCTACAAATTCATTAGTGATTTGATATTTGCTCGCCCGCACTTTGGGGTGTATTATATCTTCGTCTAACAAACACCAGGGTGCGTTGTCACTATTCCAAAACAGATAACTGGCATAATTATAATTCAACATTACATTGTTTCTAGCCTCGGCACGCTCGACAATGGGATGATATGCCGACCAAGAACGCCAGTCAGAATGCCCAAAATGATTTGGACCTTGCCCGCCACGCCAATCCTCATCGACGTCATGGTTAAAATCAACAAGGTCCGGGGTTTTAAAAACAACATACGCGGAAGGAATTTTGTCGCAGCCGCAACAGCAAGTTTTATGGTTAGACATTATCTACACCTACATAATCCATCATGTGCATTGGGCACATCAAAGAAATATATATCCTTTGGGATTGACGGATCCGGAGTGTCTTCTTCTTCTTCTTTGGGTTTTGTGTTTTCTAGAATATAACTCGGAAGTTTATACATCTGGACCACATGCTTGTGAAAATACACTTCTATATCGTCGTGGTTTATTTCACAAGGATCATCTTCAATCCGAAAATAACCACCCACGGGCATCATTTGGTATGCTTTTGGATAACTGTTTAGTTTATCGCTTATTACATTAACACCAGGACCAACAAACACATCACCCGTTTCTCCCGCCGGAACTTCTGGTGATCCGGTGGATCCATTCATCAGTTCGTTGATGTTATATGCTGGATTTGACCACTCGACATCATTCTCTTCTCTATATGACCCACTGAGTCCCTTTGGAATAATAACAATAGACAGAGGAGATTCTTCTCGGCTGATTAATTCCAGTTCTTCCCCGTCGGGGATTTCATAATCATCAATATAGTCTTTCGGCCATATTTCAACTTCCCTCCACGTATATTCATATATTCCTCCTCGTGTTCCCGCGAGACTTTCAATTGGAAGTATTTTGGCTTCTTCAATCACGGCAAGAAATTGATGCTTTATTATTGGTTTCTTTTCGCAGCAAATCCTGTTTTCATAAATATCCCATTTAGATTTGAGATTCATTTGTTTTCTATATTTGTCTTTGTTTTCTTTTGTGGGTTCTTTTATTTCTTTTTGAATTGTTTTGAGGGTTTTATGTTCTAATTCTGTTTGATCAAACACACACTGCCATTGTTTTGCATCATTCCGTTTGGCAGTTTCACCATATTTGTCATGGTAAAATGTAATTGGTCTGTTATATTCCGGAGAAAAGTATCCATAAATAGAATCACCAAATTTAACTTTTCTGTTGAGAGTTTTCATATAGTCTTCGGTGATAAGTGGATATTCTTCAACGGTTTTCCATTTACCAAACGCTTCTAAGTAATCTAATTCTATTCTTTCTGTTGTTAAAGAATCTGTCATGTCAATATAGTCCATATACGGATCATTATAGTTTGGGGTCACATAATCATAGTACGAATGGAGAATACCATCTTCAACAAGAGATAATGTTTCATTGTCTTGTATGACCTCAAACGATAAAATGCTTTGGGCTTCGTTTGGGTTGCTGTCTTCCATTCCGGTTGGACTGAACGTTTTCTTTTCTTCTTCGTTTAGCAACTTTTCAATTGTCTTGAAGTTCCAACCTTCTGTTGTTTTCCAGAACAAATAATTTGGGGCGTATGTGTTGTCTCGAGGAACTGCATTTTCTGTTAAGTTTATTAACGTTTGAATTACGGATTGGTTATATTCTTCTGGTTTTCCCCAGGGATACATCTTGGTTTCTTTTTTGAACCAAATTGAGTTTGATGTTGGTTCTATCTCGAACGAATCTGATTTTGAAAAGTATTTCTTTGAAATTAAATTCACAAGACCGTCGTCATCATCATCATCACCAGAAGCAATTTTTCCAATAAAATCAGAGTCGGTCATTTCAATTTCAACATTGTTTAATATATTATATTCACAGGATATAAAATTTATAATAATGGAGATTTCATTGTTGATTGATGGAAACTTGTATGATCCGTTGGGCATTGATAGGTTGCCATTTCTGCCTGTAGAATGAACACAAAATTCAAGATTAATGGTGGTCGGTTCTTTTCCTGGTGTTTGGAGTTCTAAAATTACAACTTCTTCACCGTTGAAATTAAATGTGTCATACAAGGCAAGCGGTTCGGACAACACAAGAGTCCCATGCATTAGCGGTGAAAATATATCTTCAACAAGATGAAGACCAACTAACATATTTTTACCGTGCTCTTCCGACAAAATATCAAATACCACTTCTTCCTTTCTTGAATTTGGGTCGTTTTCATCATATTTTACTTTTGCAATAGAAACCTTTTTTATGGAAGGTTCGTCAGGTATGTTATAATAATATGCCATGATATAAAATTTTTACTTTCGTTCAATTAATATTGTGGTGTTGGTCGAATACCGTGATGAAATTAGGGTTTTCATTTCGTTATATATTTCTCGTTTTAGTGAGGGATGTATCAATCTAATATTTCTTTTTTTGTCGTTTTTGTGTAACACATTATCTTTTTCTGTGATCACACTAACAGGAATATCATCGCCGTTTATATACTTGTATATTAATGAGTTGGGTGCATCACAAAGACTTTTTCCAGAATAGTCAAAGGTGCTCAAGTCTGTAGAATCAACAAATCCACTTATTTTATTCTCTCCCAAAACGAAAGAATGAACACTGTCTGATAATTTTGTTACTTTTTTGATTTGGGATTGCAGGGGGTTTGGGGTACACCCACTTTCTCCTCCCACCATGGCATAATTTTCGTCGGACTGTTTTCTGAGTATAGTGATGTAATCATTCTGTTCAATGTTTCCGACAATTCTTGTTGAATCTATTCTGAACAGTTCTGGGTGCCATTTATCTACTACAGCATAATTGTCTAAACTAGCATTAATTCCACCCTCACAGGTTGTACTCGGTGTACATTCTGTAGATTGGCAAATTATATCGCCACTTTGAAAATTTTTAAAATCATGAATAAAATAACTTCTTCCGCCCAAATGTGCGGGGTCTATCATTTCTCTTTGAATTGTATAAGATGATTTTGGCCATTCTGATGTGGTGTCAATTATATTTGTTGATAATAATACCAGCCACGACCATGAAACCCCTTCGTAAAAATCAAAAGCAACGTTTTCAGGAGTTTCTCCGTCTTTAATTTGATATTCAATGAAGTTTCTTGTATTCAACAAAGTATTATCTGTAAATTTAATTCGTCTAAACACATCAGACATACTAACAGAAAAACCAGAATCTACGCCAGAGAGGTTATAGTCGATTTTTGGAAACATTTCAAAAAACATTAACTACCAAGTCCAAGGCTTTTTATTATATCTTTCTCCATCAACACGGCGGATCTGGAGGCGATTCGGTCGTTCCCAGGAACATAATAATTCGGTTCTAGTTCAAAAAATACTAGTGTGACTTTTGTTGCAGATGGAGCAAAATTTTCTTTAGTCTTATTTGTAATTGCTCTAGGGCCAAATGGTTCCTTGTCCACGACACATTGTGCTAATATAGAAAGTTGAAGCCCCATATCCCAATCCTCTAGTGTTTTTCCTTTAGGATCTACCACTTTAATTGCCCATAGTGGAGGATGTAAAGCACCAATCATAACGGAGAGACTACCAAAACTTACAGGGTATACGTTTTTACGAAAAGCGTGGATAAGTTTTGTAACTTCTTCCGCTTCTTTGTATGTTTTTGGGAAAAAATCTAGATTGAAATGAAATTTTCGTATATTTGCACCTTTAAAAATTGTATCAGTTCCTTCTGGGAATTGAAAGCCAGTTACTGCTTGTGTCACTTTCCACAACGCCCGCTTCGACTCTTGCCCGGCTTTGATTGCTAGCATCGCCGAGATCCCGCTCACCGCCCCTGTAGCATACAAAAGAGTATCACCCATGGAATATCGTCCACCATCCGACACAACATATTCCTTCGGCATGTTTACGGAAATTGTATCAGACATCCATCCTGGGGCCTCTACATATGACTCGAGGCCTCGCAGAGCCGCCAACCCCGCATAAGGCACCGTTGAAAACGACAACCATATAGGAACTTCACCCTGAACATATGAAGTAGGATATTGATAATTGGCCATATATATAATCTCCTGCTAATATATATTAATAGATGGCATACAAGACAAGATATAATCCCACTAATATATCCAAATATATAGGAAACCCCTCAAAGATTATCTGTAGATCTTTGTGGGAACGTCGTGTCTGTAAGTATTTAGACGAAAACGTCAACATTTTGAGGTGGGGCTCAGAGGAATTATCAATTCCATATATTTCCCCTAAAGACAACAAAGTCCATAAGTATTTTCCAGATTTTATCATAGAGAAGAAAAATAAAGACGAAGTAAAGACTATTGTGATTGAGGTTAAACCGAAACGACAAACATCAGCACCAAAGAAAAAGAAAAAGATCACCAAGACATATTTACAAGAATGTTTAACCTTTTCTATAAATGAAGCAAAATGGGAATCCGCAGAGAATTTTTGTAAAAAAAGAGGATGGAAATTTATTATTTTGACAGAAGATAATATTTTACCCTAAATAATATAAAAGAGGAACACTAAATGAATTCCAATATATCAAATTTCCGGCAACAGTTTATTAACAGAAACTTTCAACTTTCTAGTCGCTATAAGGTAGATTTTTTCCCGAGCAGAGATTTAGAAGGTCCGAGAGGCGGGTTGCCCGTAATGAGCGGTGTTCATGTCGAGACTGTTGTAATTCCTGGTAGAAATTTAGAATACAATCTAGACGAAATTTGGGGACCAATACGAAAGATCCCAGTAGGAAGAACATACGAATATGAAGCAATGTTCACAATACCGCTAAAGGGAAAATGGGGAATGAAAAACTACTTTGAAGACTGGATGAATGCGTTGGTGATCAAACACAACAATTATTACTCTCGTGTCGAATATGAGGGACCAATTAGCGACAGTTTTGTTGAAATTATACCACAAACAACAAACGACGAAGAAGCATCTGCTATTATTCTCAGAGAAGCATACCCAATCAATATTCTTCCAATTGAAATGGGACACAAGTTTCAGAATATATATACTAACTTAATGGTTCTGTTTGCATTCAGAACATATGCCACAACCTAATAAAGGAGATTTTTGTTTATGGCTTTGTCATCATTGTTAATTAAAGAAACCCCACAATATGAATTGGTCGTTCCTTCCACAAATAAGAAATTTAAATATAGACCGTTTTTAGTAAAAGAAGAAAAAATCCTGTTAGTCGCACAAGAAACCAATGACATCCAACAGATATACACGTCAATTAGTGAAGTTATTCAATCTTGTGTCCCCGACATCGAGGGTGTAGAAGATATGCCTCTCTTTGATGTTGAATATATTTTCTTACAGTTGCGAGCCAAATCTGTCGGAGAAATAGTGCAACCCACCATAACATGTCAAGAGACGGGAGAGAACATTCCTATTGAGATAAATCTAACATCTATTGGGGTAGAATTTCCCAAAGATCATACGAAAAATATCAAACTAAATGATGATGTTCTGGTTCATATGAAATATCCAACAATTAGAAGCATTATAGAACGGCATGATGGGGAAGTAACAGACCTTTATGACAATGTAGTAGATTGTATCGGTACTATAGAAAGCAATAAAGAGTCCTTTAAATCCGAGGATTATCCCAGAGAAGAAATAGAAGATTTTGTCAACCATTTAAACAACGAACAGTTTTCGAAACTGTTGGATTTTTTAATAACATCCCCCAGACTAGAACAGGAAGTTAAATACACAGCATCCGACGACATCGAAAGGAGGGTTGTGTTTAGTGGTATAAGTGATTTTTTTCTATAGCCCTCTGCCACATTAGTCTGTATGACTATTTCACGTTAAACTTTCAGATGATACAACACCACAAATACAGTTTATCAGAAATAGAATCATTAATTCCATGGGAGCGAGACATATATGTGGCACTGTTGAGGGAATATATAGATGAGGAAAATAAGAAAATATTAGAAAGAAGTGTGCAACAATGACGGACGATATTCTAAAAAACACATACGATAAAAAGAACAAGGGGGACTGGTTGACCGAGTCGGCCCTTGGTTCTATTATTCAAAACAATTCCAACAAAGGAAAAAAGAAAAGGGTTTCAAAGAAAAATTTGAAGTCTTTCTTGAATTATCATTCATTAATAGATAAAGATTTTACGAACATAAGCAAAGAGGATTCAGGAGCATATTCCATTCCCACACAGGAAACGGAAAAACCAGACGAAGGCAAACACACAACAGACAAAATAAAGCATAAACCTAAAATTGATGTATTGGATATCGATGATAAATTGACAAAAATTTTAAAGTTGTTTTTACAACCATCCAAAGATGTTAAGAACACATCAAACACGAATAACAGTACAATTAATAATTCATTGGAAAAATATTATACATCATCCTCGCCCAACATTCTTAACAAATTCAACAAAAATATCACAATAGATGGTAACAAAATAAACACTCAAACATACACCGCAAGGTCCGCTTATCATTTTGACAACAAAATAATAAGTTTAGATAATACCATTAATAAAAATATAAATGATATTTCCGAGATTAATAAAAATATAAATGATATTTCCGAGATGACAGTAAACGAGAACGAAAATACAGAAAATAAACATCACAGCGCAACAGACAAGAAAACAAAAAACACTAATAAGGTTTACTTCAACATCAGTCCGCCTGACGAACACAAAAACACCACAATTAACCGCAAAATTAATATGGTCAAGGTTTTAAATAAATCAACCAATTCATATGAAACATTACCGGCTTTAGAATCTGGTGGGATTGCAACAGAACCAACTAAGGTGATTGTTGGCGAAAAGGGACCAGAAGCAATACTACCACTTTCTGGTGCAATGGGAGATGTTGCCAATGGCATTATGAGCACTATTGGAAAGTCTCCACTTGGGCTAGTCACATCAACAATTCAAAAAATGTATGAGAATGTGGTGTTAACTAATGTAGAAAAGAACAACACAACAAACACATCATCACAACAAGTGGAATCGGGTGGTGGAATGGTTTCAATGCCACCACCCGAACAAGAATCGCAACCTTCTGGTGTGTCGAATTCGGGAAATGGTGTTGATCCGTTGACTATTAGTTTGCTGAAAAATGTATCTATTCCGCCGTGGAGAAACACATTAGGATAATAAAAAAAGAGAGGAATCCCTCTCTTTTTAAATGGTTAGTGATATTTAAATCACTCGTTTGCCAACTTTTCAAAGTATGACAAGGCATCCATATCTTCGCCTCCGGTGTTGGTTTCGGATTCTTTACCTTCGGATTCCGAAGATGAATCTTCAACTGTTTTGGTTTCGTATTCGGTCGAACGAATATCGTTTCCAAGAACACGATTCAACTTTGTCTTCAATTCATCATATTCCTTATATGACGATGCATCCGTGAAAGGAAGCAATGGATGTTGCTTCTTCCACAACTCTTCAAGCAACGAATCGTCGCCATCGAGAAGAGCAGAAGGCGAAGAGAATTCGCTCTTGTCGTAATTAACATAACCAGCAACCTTACGAACCTTCATTTTGAAGTTTGCACCACCCCAAAAGTCGAATGGATTGATTGCTTCTTCATCGGCAAATTCTGGTTGCATTGCTTCCTGAATCTTGTCAAAAATCTTCTTGCCGTACTTCAAGAGAAAAACCTTTCCCTCGTTTTCTGGGTTTGCCGGGTCACTCACAACAAAGATGTTCGAGATATAATGGAGCCGACGTTTTCGATTTCGGGCAATGTCCTTATCGGACTCTATGCCACTATTCCAAAGGGCACTGTTTGATTCGCACACAGGGCACTTTCCGCCGAGGCTAGTTGGGCAGTTTTCAATGAACCACCCCCCCTGACCCTGAAAACCGTGAGAATAGTACTTCGCCCAAGGGACATCTTCATTCTCTGAAGTGGGAAGGAAGCGGATAACAGCGTATCCATTTCCAGCCTTGTCCAGTTCTGGTCGCCAAATTCGTTCATCTTTGAACGATTCTTTGGAATTGGTTGCTTCGAGTTTCTTGCTCAACTCATCGATACTGTTTAGAGAACGCTTTTTAAAATCTGAAAAACTCATAGTTTTTCTCCTTTTTGGTTTTGTGGGAACTCCCCACATCTTATTATTAACAGGAACTCCCTGTTACTTGGTTAGTAGTATAATGTGTTTTTTGATCATGTCAACCCCTAAAATGGGAGTTTTGTGGTCGGAGACATTAAATTTATCTCCTGTGCTTCTTTTTGGATCTTTTCTATTATTGGTTTACTTAGGCATTTTGCAGCAACTTTAACGTCAATTTCAAACTTTTCGGCTAATTCTATAACCGATTCAATATATTCGATATTATTATCTAATACGTTGTCTATTACCATTTTCGAAAATTTAGCCTTGAAAGAATTATCGAATATCATTTACGTCTCCATAACTTATATATATTATGATACATAATAGTATTATTATTAATCCTTTCAAGTATAAAACTGGAGATATTTAATGCCCGACACTGATCCTAATATTATCATTGACGTTAGTGGAAACACAGCAGAGATGGCAACAGACTACAACACTTCTGGCAGTGGCCTGACAGGTGTTCATGTTCCTCTGTCTAAGGTTGCGTGGGGTGATAGTCTCAACACATATAGAACAACTCAAACCGAACCTCTCCCTGTAGCGATATATGGAGCCTCCGGACCAGTTGAGATTGATGGATACATTCAAGGGACTGGTGCTTTTTATGCAATTAATTATGATACAGGCAACACAGCAGAATTTCAATATATTGCAGTTGCTGGTTCAACTGGCGGTGGTACTCCAGTAGGAATTTCTGGGTCCATATATGGAATAAGTGGAGGGTATCCCGTCGAAGTGACGGGTGGCGTATCAATCAGTCAAGCAATAAACATTCAAGGATATACTGGTCCAACTGCTGGTGGAGAAGGTGGTTCAGATATGGGCATTCCCGTATATGTTACTGGCGGGCGGCGTCTATCAAACTTAGAAGATTCAATAGAAGTGACGGGATCTGTTAATATTAGTGGCGGAAGATATCTCTCAGCAGGAACCGATTCAATCAAGGCGTATGGGTATGATGGAGACAAATATGTCTTCACCAAACTCTTTACCGGAGATGGAACAACTGTCGGGTCTTCGGGGGATGCAATTAACGTCAATATTGTCGGGGCTGGCATTTCTGCCGATGTTGTTATATCAAGCACCGTCGGCGTAACAAATGGGGGAGAACCACCCCTTCGCATACAAGGATTCACTTCTGGATCTGGTAATGATCCTGTTATAATTAGAGGTGAAAATTCAGGGGCTGTAGAAATCACAGCCACATCGGCATTGAACACATCTGTGTCCAATGAAGTCAGCATAGACGATGCGGACATAATCGCTTCCTTAGAGGATTCATCCAAACCTCTGATTACCAACCTTTCATCAATAAACAGATCAACCGAAAACATTACCGGCATCAGAAACGATATGACCTCGGGTAAGATACGGGCAAAGATCACAGAAATCGAACAGCCCAGTAACGTTTATAGCGGAAAGAATAGCATAGACAGCACGCCACAAGCATTGAGCACAGCAACTAGCCTAAAGAGTGGTGTTCATGTAAAAGCACATCCAAATAACACTTCGCATATTCTCGTGGGAAGCAGTAAATTGATTACGAGTCCAGGTAATGGTTATATACTAGAGGCCGGAGAATCAATTTTCTTAGATTGTAGCAATTTAAATAAAATTTTTGTTAAATCGGAAGATGCATCATCTCAAACTGTATGCTACATAGCATCTTGAGGAAAATATGGCCCGTTCAAATTATCAAAATTATAGAAAAAGAAAAGCAAAAAAACAGGGTGTTTCTACCGACCAATATCAATTAGTCGGTTCTGATATTTTTTTAAAATCTTCTATTCAATTTCTAAACTCTGTTGATGATTTAGCAGCGCAAAAGAGTATAATCAGGACAACTCCGGTAATATCTGTTATTGGAAGCGGAAGTAAAATACTCATTGATTATAGTCATTCTAAAAATAAAATTGATTTAGAAAACATTTTAAACCTATTTGATGGTATTGATGCTGATGATGAATTCGTTTTGTTTGATGCATATTGGCAAATAGAAGAATCCGATTCTATTAATGCTAATTTTAATGGAACCTATTATTTTGAATCGTTGGAACAAGAAAATATAATAGTTGCAAGGCCCAAAACCACAATATCAGTTGCAGATGGGGTATACCGGTACTCTTCTGTGAACTTTGAAGAAGTACCACAGATTCAAGTATCATCTACAACCTCAACAAAGAAAATATCAATAATTAAAAACATTTTGGGATTTCAAAGTGAGAAATCCTTTCGCAATCTTTCAATAAAACACAACGTGAAAGATTTGTATGAAATTGAATTCGTCGGGTCTTCCTCCAATACGGGTCGAATTAAAATTCATAATTATAGATTAGCCTCGGATGGTTCAGAGGAATTATTAATAACGGATCAAATTACCGAAGAAATTATAACTTCTGATGGGTATTATATTGTTCACGTTTATGTGACAACAAAAGACAAAGATAAAATTAAAACAATTTCGTCGCCGGATTCTGGTAGTTGTGATGGTTCGTTGTTTTCTGATTCTTGTTTTTATACATCAGAAGAATTCTGTATAAATTCAAATGGAAATTGGGATAATTCAAAAATATGCGGAAAAGAAGACAATCAGGTCGAGTCTGTTTCATTAGAAGCCGCAATATTATCAACACAAGAACACCTAGCAGAATTAAGCATTCTGGTTCAGTCTTTTATAAACTCTAATAGGTTTGGTGGGTTTGATGAATCATTGTTTCCTATAAATCCTAGACCATTTTCCTCTCCTGCCGGGTCGAGGCAAAAAGCACATGATCCAGATATTGTTAAAGGTTCTTGTTGTTACAAAGTAAAACAACCAGTCCTTGATCTCGAAAATACACCGTCTAATAAATGGATATGTGTTGATGATAAATCATATCATGATTGTGCTGGTCAACCTCATATAAATTATAAATCCAATCTATATTGTTGGAAGGCTAATAAAAAATGTAAGGATGGGGTCTGTTGTACCAATAGAGAAAAATTTTATGGAAATAGTTGTGATTATAAACCAGCAGATTGTGAAAAAGAACTTTGTTGTGATTACACTCAAAGATAAAGGTCTACCATTTCCCTCTCCTGCTAGGTTTAATGAAGTCGGTGCTTCCGCTCTTCCACCCGGAAATTCCGACGGAGTAATTGGTCCAAATGTTCCATAAACGTGAGAAGAATTCAAAACTAATCTTGTATGAACGATTTAGACGAGAAATCACTTTCGTCGATTAGTAAATTAGTCACCTTTACATTTTCAACCCACTCTGTGATGCCATCACTATATTGAATTTTTAATTTATCTTCTTGAAGATTAATTTCTAATACACTTCCCATGCGAAGGTTTCCAGAATTTACTACTCTATCACCTATTGAATGATCCATGATGACATCTCCTTGTTTTTATCATCTATTGATTATTTATCTATTGGGTCTGTTCAATTTCAGTCTTTACTTTATCCCAATATTCTTTTGTGCTTTCTTTCTTGAATCCATTAGGACCACCGTTCCATATCCGTGCTTTGTCTTGGGACGTTGGTGTGTGCCCTAGACGCCCCTGCGTGGCGTATCGCCGC